CTCCACACCGCCGTATAACACGCACACGGCGCCCCACGTTAGTTTGGTGGCCATCAACTGACCTTGCAACTGTAGCGGCCCCCTGTGAGGCGCTGGGCGGTCTTCTGGCTTACTGCTAGTCAGCTTGCTCTCTAGCACGCCGACGCCGTCCACCCAGACAGGGCCGTCAACGCAGTAAATGCCTTTTGACGGATCGGTGGTGACTTCATGACCCAAACCGCCGTCAGCGGTGCCGTCCAGAGACACGGCAAACGGTAGCGTGTCGTGAAAGATGGCGTCGTGTTCCAGCTTAAGGTCAGTCAGGTTGAGCCTTTCAGCCGAAGTGGTGAGGATGACGCCCTCTAAGGCGTCACCCCAATCGCAGGCTTCGTTGCCGTTGAATGGATTTGGGTTTGGCTTGCCTTCGATTGAGGCTAGTGCCTCAGCCAGCAAGTCGTTTGGCGTGCCGTATGGCGATGCGTTAAGCAACAACGGTATGCGTGATGCGGTGACGATGTCGTCGGGGGTCTTTTTACCGACCATTAGTTGATCTCCTAACTTCGTTTTCTGTCATTACGCGGTACCCACAAGTGTGTTTGTGGACGTGATAGTGCTTATTGATTTGGCCGATTTGTTGTCGAATGTGATCTGTCCCACCACGAAAGCGACGAGTTAAAAAGTCAAGCGGCCAAACCTTCTTGCCCTTAATGAATTTGAACAGGTTGCCCTGAGCCTCTGTGAGGGCTATCACACCGTCGTGCCTCTTTGCGGCTCCGTCAGGTTTAATCATGCCGCACTTTTTTATGCACTCAAAGGCGTGGTTTTGCGCCTCTTTGACCGTCTTGAAAGACGCACCCCTACCACGCTTGTTTGCCAAAGGGTGTGTCCACCTGTTTGTCTTCGCGTTCTTCCAGATGGTAAATGGCACGTCGTCTTCGACACCTTCGATGACGTAAAGATTATACGATGCTGGTTTGATGATTAGTGGCATTAGTTAGTCTCCCAAATTGGTGGTGTATGATTAGCCCCATAAAAATCCTCAGGCATACTGTTATGCTTCTGCCTGTTTTCTGAGGCCGGTATAATTTGCAAGTTCCACGGCACATGAAGCCCGCAAATATTTTCGCCTTGCAGCGGGTAATAATGGTCTACTTCATGCGGTATGCCTGTTTTTTCTGTAAGGGCATCACGCTTTTTATAGAAGGAAATGAACTCCCTTGATGACACACAAGACAGGGTGTGCATCTTTTTCTTCATTTGGTAGTGAATAGTAAGCGCGCAATATTTTGATTTGTTTTTCTTATAATATTCATACTGCCTGTCTCTTATCTTCCCAGAGTGCCAATCTTTTTTCCGCTTCTTAGCAATAACTTTTTTATTGTTGTGGTAGTAACGCAAAGACCTAGCGTTATCAGCCTCTTTATATTCTGGGTTCTTTCGCTTCTCCCTTATCCTAGCAAGACCTGCATCGTTTTGACATTTGACGCACATACCTTCTTTTACTCGCCTATTAGATATGTGTCCGTGTGTGCAGGGGTATTCTGGGTCGTAAACGCTAAAGCCAGCACGATCAGCGGAAAACCTGTTTTCAACGGCGCGTAATGCCTGATCCCAAGAGGGCTGATGATCGCATTTTTTGTAAGCGTTCATAAAAGATAAGATTCTATGTTGAAGGGGATGCCTATTTTCTTCTTGGCGCTTTTTCTCAGAATGTTTTGCGCCGACAACTCTCCTGCACTCAAAACATAATCCGTTGCTACAATAACGCTCGCAAACGTGACCGTTACAGCAAGGCTCGCCAGTAAAAAACTTTTTTAGCCCCTGCTCAATCGCCTCTTGGCGTGTAATAATATCCATCAGTTTGCACCCCCAAATCGAGCCATCAAATACCAGAAATTCCAGTCTGTGATTGCGTTAGTAAAAAATGTGATGACAAATGCTGTCACAAACAGCATACAAATTGTATCTTTAATCATTATCCCCTCCCATATTTTGATGGTCTATTTAAACGTGCGTCAGCCTTCTTCGGTGCCAACGGCGTCCAGCCGTTAACGTGTAGACGGTACGCGCTACACACAACCTCACCGCCGACCCAAGCCTCACCGCCAGAAATGTGGGTGATGAGGCTCTTGTGGTCGGTGCGCTTGCAAGCCAACGCGATTGCGTCAATCTTGTCGTATAGTGGGCCAGTGACAACTGGACGCGTGAACGGATGGCTCACGACGTACCAGAGTTTTTCGCGGTCTGTTCTGATCTGTTTCATTTTAATAACGCTCCCATTTATTATCTGCGTTTAACAAAAATTCTGCGACGATTTGCTCTTGGCCACGAAACGGTGAATAAACCAACTTTGCCTCAATGACCTTACCAACGCGCTTTTCGACCATCTGAGGGGGAACCCAACCGCCGCGCTCCACTTTAGTCCAGACAATTTTGTGGTCTTTAATCTTTCCAGTCTTTGCGCCTCGGACATAGCGCGGAAGATCACCCAATAAATCAGAACCGAAAATGCGCTCGGCATATGACGCGCCAAAATCTGTAAATAGAAAAGCTGACTTAGTGCTGAACTCTGCATAATTTGACATTTCAGTCTCCCTTTCGGGCGGGGCTGTTAAGCCGCCGCCTTTCTTGACATATAAAGTGGGCCAGTCCATTGAACCTTGTACCCGCCTTCGATGATGTTCCCGCGAGGGTGGTTGCGGGCTGGGGTTGCCCAGCTTGCAGCCATTAAGATATCGCCCTTTTTAAACATTTCGTCGTCATCACCCTTAACGATAAAGCCCCAAGCAGAATGGTCGCTAATGATTTTGATATATTTTTTGCCGACCTTAAAAGACAGGCCAGCAGCAAAACGCTCATAGTCACCACCACGGCGGGCGTAGTCTGCTTTAATAGCTTCGATCAATTCGTTAATTTGATTTTCCATTTGGTAATCTCCCTGATTTCCCTGTTTTGTCCCTCTTACCTTATGAATATGGGCTTGCTATCAATATATGTCAATAGCGATAGCAACATATTTTTAAGGTGATATAAATGTCAGAGATTAAACCAGTTTTGTTGAGGCTCAGAGCCTCGACCATCGAAATGCTAAAAGCCGAGCTGGCTGTGTCGGCTCATAGGTCACAGTCGTCGCTTGCCGATGAGCTGCTGGTCAGACAGCTTGAGGCAAATGCACGCCAGCGCAATATGCAGTTTGAGATAGATCGTCAGGCGGGGCGGGGCTGATGCGTGCCGGGGGTGGACGTGCCAAGGGGGCAGCCTACGAGCGCGAAATCTGCAAGCTCATTGAGCTGGCCACTGGCAGAAAATTACGCAGGCGGTTATCTCAATATCAGGAAAAGAACCTGAGCGATCTGGAGCCAGCGGATAACAAACCGTTTCCGTTTTTGATTGAGTGCAAGCGATATGCAAAAGTTTCGCCTAGCAATGATTGGTGGGATCAAATAGTGACAGCGGCAAAGTCTGCGGCTAACACAAACGACGCTCTGCCGTGCCTGGTATATAAACTGGATCGCCAGCAGACACAGGTGCGGATACCGATTCAGGCGCTTGTGGTGCTAGGCAACTCTAGCGTGGCTCAGGACATAGCTGAGTGCTATGACTGGCGTTACACGGCTACGCTAGACTGGGAGACGTTTGAAATGGTGTTAAGGGAGCATTTAGCTAATGGATGAATTATTTGAACTTGATTGGCAGAGAGAGTGGCATGACATGCCGGAGTTTGTGCAGGAAAAAGACGAGCCTTTTGCAATGGTGCGCGTCAGGTTTCGGACGCAGGAAGATTTGGAAAACTTTGCTGAGTTGATCGGGCAGAAGATGACGCCAAAGACCAAGAGTGTTTGGCATCCAGCCTTGGAGCGTTCAAACAAGCAATTACTGAGGTGGAAAGATGTTACCTAGATACCCGATTTATATTGTTAGCAAGGGTCGGTGGAAAAACCGCCTGACGAGCAAGGCTCTAAATGTTATGGGCGTGCCTTACAAAATCGTCGTCGAGGAAGACCAGTTGCCAATGTATCAGGCCGAGGTTGGCGCTGACAGGTGCCTAGTCCTGCCGCAGCGTTACCTCGACGAATATGATACCTGCGACGATTTTGGTGACAGCAAGAGCAAGGGACCGGGGGCCGCGCGTAACTTTGTCTGGGATCATGCGACAGAGCTTGGCTCAAAACGTCATTGGGTAATGGACGACAACCTCGACGCCTTCCACCGGCTAAACAGGAACATCAAGCGCGAGAGTGACACGCCCGCAATCTTTGCGGCGATGGAAGATTTTGTTGACCGTTACGAAAACGTGCCGGTGGCTGGCCCTAACTATTATAGCTTTGTGAAGTCGTCAGACGGCGTGCCTGCGTTTGTGACTAACACACGCATCTATTCATGCCTGCTTATCCAGAACGACGCGCCATACCGTTGGCGTGGGCGATATAACGAAGACACCGACCTAAGCCTGCGCGTCCTAAAGGACGGCCTATGCACGATCCAGTTTAACGCGTTCTTGCAGGGCAAGGTCACGACGCAGCGCATGAAGGGCGGTAACACCGACGAGTTTTATGCGCTTGAGGGGACAAAGGCAAAGTCACAAATGCTGGCTGACCTGCACCCTGACGTTGCTAAGGTGGTCTGGCGGTTTAACCGCTGGCATCATCACGTCGATTATAAGCCGTTCAGAAAAAACAGGCTGATAAAGCGAGATGATGTCGTGGCCTCTGACAAGGTCAACAATTATGGAATGGAGCTTGTCGATGTCGCGGCCAATGTATGAAACACAAGCCGACCGCAACAACGAGCAGCGGGTCGCTGACTTGCTGGCGGAAAAGGGTTACAGCCTCGACAAACTGCCAATGAGCTTTGGCCTAGACGTGGCTATCACTGACGATTTTGAAGAAAAGATTGTGGCGTTTGCCGAGATAAAGGCACGCACATTTGAGATGAATAAGTACCCGACGGCTATGATTAACCTGCATAAGGTTATCAGGGCGCATGACATTTCCGCTTGCACCGGATTGCCGTCGTATCTTATCGTTCTTTACCGCGACGCACTGGTGCGAATAAATTTTGCCAGTGAGTTCGAGGTCAAGATGGGTGGCAGGTCAGACCGAGGCGATCCGGCGGATCGTGACGTTTGCGCCTATTACCCGATTAGTGGGTTCACGGTTGTGAGCCAATTTTAAAAGCTGAAAACGGAAAAGGAAACGTAAAATGGCTTTAGGAATTGTAAACGAGAATAGCGGTGACGGTTCAACAATCGTGCCGATTTTGAAGTATGAAACACGCGGTGGTTACATCATTAAGGTTGACCGGCATCAGGATGAAAACGGAACTTGGGTTAAGGATGAATCCGAGCTGGAGTATCCGGTCAAGGTCGCGATGGACTTGGAGAACATCAAGGTTGGTTGGATCGGATTCACAGGCGGCGCGCCAGACTTTCATTTGGTCAACATTGGCGATCCGATGCCGCCGCAGCCGAGCAAGGATCACAATAAGGGGTTTCAGGTTATGCTTTGTAACAAGGAGCTGGGGCTGCGTGAGCTGTCAAGCGGCGCGAGGACTTGCACCGTGCCTTTCAATGACCTACACAATGCATATGAGGCTCAGAAGGCCGACAATGCGGGCAAGGTTCCGGTCATTGAGTTTACCGGCAGTGAGCGTTACAAGGTCAACACGCCTAACGGTGAGCTGACTTTCAAGAAGCCGGTGATGGTTATCTCCGGTTGGGTTGACCGTCCGGCAACCCTAGATGGCGCAGCAGCGCCACAACAACCTGCGCCGACAGTGTCAGCGCCCGCTATGGCAGCCGTTGCCACCTCGGCGGCTCCAGTGGAAGGCAGCGACCTGTTCTAGCGCAGTAGGTCACGGCGGTTAGGGTTTCCCTCCCTTTCCCTAGTCGCCGTGGCCGCTTTTCTAAAGGGACAAAGGGGCAGGAAAGGGTTTAGGTATGACAAATATATCGGCTCACATCGAGCAAATAGCGAGGCATTATTGGGGCGAACCTAATATGAAGCTGTCGCAAAAAGGTCGGACGCTGCGGTTTGGCAATCGTGGATCGCGCGAGGTGCATCTCGGCAAAGGCACTTGGTTTGACTTTGAGACAAACGAAGGCGGTGGCTGCGTGGACTTGGTTCGCATGAACGAGGGCGCCACAATCGCCAGCAACATCCCCGAGATACTAGAGCGCAAGTTTGGCATACAGCGTCAGGCGCAGCAGTCGTTGCAGCCAGCGCGGTTTATGTCTGCGGTCTACGACTACATCGACGATCAGGGCGAGGTGCGCTATCAGGTCAGGCGGTTTGAGCCTAAGACGTTCAGGCAGTGTCGGCCAGACGGCAAGGGCGGTTGGCTATTCAATATGGATGGCGTCGAGGCGTTGCCATACAATCTCCATCATATGATAACCAACCCAGACGCGCCCATATTTATTGTGGAAGGCGAGAAGGCGGCGCAGCGGCTATCCAAGCTGGGGCTGGTCGCCACGACCTCTCACGGCGGGGCAAAGAAGTGGCAGCCGGTGCTTAACCAGTATTTTGCCGGACGCAATGTCGTGGTCTTGGCTGACAATGACGACGCAGGGCGTGAACATGCCGACATAGTGATCGGCAATCTGTTTGGCGTTGCTGGCCGCATAAAGCGGGTGGAGCTGGACGGCCTGCCGCCGAAAGGCGATATCGTGGACTGGCTGGACAGCGGCAAGGGGCTGGAGGATTTGACGGCAGCGGTGAAGGCTGCGCCTACGGTGGCTGAGGCTCCGGCGGTTGAGGCTGAGGCGGAGGATTATAACAACGATAATAATGACGGCGATTACTTCGACTTCGTTGACGAAGATTACCTGATGAACATGCCGCCAATCGAGTGGGCGGTCGGTGAGGGTGACGATGGGCTAATCACGGCGCACGGCTTGAGCATGATCTACGGCCCGCCGGGAAGCGGCAAGAGCTTCATCAGCCTAGATATGGCGCTGTGTCAGGCGCACGGCATCGACTGGCAGGGCATTGAGACGAAGCAGGGCGACGTGCTTTACATAGCCGGTGAGGGCGTTGGCGGGCTTGGTAAGCGCGTCAAGGCGTGGAAGTCAACGCACGGACTAGGCACAAGCGGCCACTTTCATATGCTGCCGCTGGCCGTA